ATGGGTCATCAGACTCCATCGCCTTCATCTGCATATCAGTAGCACGCTGTCTAGACTTCTCGTCCAGCTCTGCCATGAACTCCTCATGCTTGGCAGCTTCAGCGTTCCACTTCTCATAATCCTCTTTTGTTGCTTCGTGTTCAGGCTTCAGGGTAATGCCCATCTTCTCCTGCACATAATCCACACCCTTCTCAATCACAGCATCTGCCACTTTCGGCATATTGTTGGCAATCAAGCCGTTAACGATTGACATGACAACTGGCAGCATATTAGACCCCTAAAGCAATTACAAACAATAAAACACCTGACGAGCCAACAGCCACGGCAGCATAAAACAAAGGCATAGACACAGCAAGAATCGCTGCGGTAGAAAGCACCAAACCCAACTGCATCAGCATTGCTGAATATGTGTAATAAGGTGACTTGGCTGATAACTGCTTTTGCTCAGTTTCCAAAGCCACAGCGCGTGCCTTGATCTCTTCCATGTCAGCGTTCATGCGCTGCGCTTCACCGTGATAGTGCTGCGACAGCTTCTTGTCATCCACTAGGTCAGCAGTTGTCTTGTAAATGGCAGCACGCACATTCTTGGCTTGATACCAAGCCCATTGATTGTTGGCAGCAATGATGTCCTTCATGATGCGACCAGAGTTGCTGTCCTTGAAAAAGCTGTTAATGGCTACCAATGCAGCCAATATGATGAGCAAGACAGCAGCACGCTTCTTGATAATGATCTCCATCTCGCTTCTGGTTAGTGCCATTTACTCTTCCTTCTCTGTTGATTTCAGTTCACGCTTTAGCTTTTTCAGTTCTCTTATCTCTGCCGCTATCTCACTCTTGAGAACTCTGTTGTCAAAATAGATAAAGGCAGTAATTGGTAAGGCAATGAAGCTGACGGTTGCGAATAAGACCATGCCCCAAAAGTAGACCTTTGCGTCATAGTTTGAGATATTTGCCATATACACAACCAGAAAATGATAACAAGCCCAAGGGTAACCCAATGCGGTACGCAGCGATCAGTTCTGTCGTTCTCAGTCCTGATCTGGTCAATCCTTCTTTGCTTCTCGTTCTTTCTGTCCCTCTCCCTAGTCTTACGCTGCTCAATCAAAATCTTCTCGTACATCGCTTTATAACGACTGTACAGCGGTCCTAGTTGTGGTGGCGCTTCGTTCATTAGCCACCGCATCTCAGACCCGCATTTCGTTAGCTTCGTCTCAATAGAGATAAGTTCCAGCGCACCTTCGTTGTTATCCTTGTACGATGCGCTAAACACTTTTTGCTCTAGCTCTTCTTTGTAAGCAACGAGATAAGCCTGTGCCTTAAAGTAGTTACCGACATGACGAATGAACTGGTCAACGACTTCATCTTCTGTTGGAATGTGGTCAACATAGTCATCCTTCTTTGGCTTTGTTGGTTTTGCTTCTGGTGCTGCTTCAGGTATTCTTTTAGCTGGCTCTGAGCCTCGAAGTATGCTGGCAAGCCATCCAAAGAATCCAGAAACATCTTTAGCGATTGCTTTAGCGTCCTCAACGCCTTTCTTAATGCGCTGTATCTCTGCCTTGCCTTCTGACAACATTTCGCAACAAGAGCGTATGCCCTTGATTGCGCTTGACAGCATAAGCATTGCAGAGATAGGGTCAATGGGTCACCTCACTTCAAGTGCGTTATGGTTGACCAAATGACACCAGCCATGCTGATAGTCAAGACACCAAATGCCTTGATGATGATTCCTTCAAGGCGCTTGAGTCTTGCATTGATCTGCTCGTATCTCATCGCACAAACTTCTTCATGCGTAGACAGACGAGCGTCTGTTGCGTCAATAGTTGCCATTACACACTCGCAGCTTGAATTGCACTAAGGTCTTCATTAGTCCAAAAGTCTTTAGCCAGCATGATACGCAGGTGTTCTTTGTTGCGCTCAACAGTGTCGGCCCATTCCTCGTCGGTCGTGCGCTCTGGTTTTTCACCGTTGATGAGGTTCACGCTATCCATGCAAGCAGCGTAGTGCTTGGCTATTTGTTCTTCGGCTGTTAGTTCAATCATGGGTGTGCTTCCTTGTATGCGTCAAATTCTGCTTTGAGTTCTTGGATGGCTTTAACCAAAACAGGAATCAAAAGTTCTTTCCCAATACCCAAAGACTTAGATGCTCGTTCTTGTGGTGTGTCTGTATCTAAGTATTCAATTTCCTCACCAGACACAGCTTCTGGGACAATCTCTTTTAGCTCTTGAGCAATAAAACCAATATCCTCTTTCCCAGATGCGATAAATGTATAACGCTTTGGCTTCATTGCCATTACAGCATTAAGACCATAGTCAAGATCAACAATGTCTTTCTTCATGCGTCTATCAGAGCCAAAGCCCCAAGAAGTCATGTTTTGTAAGAGATAAGCGTAGTGAGAAAAATCAGAATCAGCAATAAAGAAAGTACCATCGTTAGTTGCAATATCCCAATACTTAGTAAACGAGCTATTTCTAAAGCGAATTGCACCAGTATCTGTTGATGAAGTACCACGAACAGACCATGCTCCACTACCATCCCAAGACCAAGTAGGATTCCCATCCCCATCAGACAGCACGATGCGGTTGCTTGATGTGCGAATGTCTAAGCTGCCTTGGTTGCCGTTGTAGCGGCCAAGGATGGTGTTTTTTGCTCCCGTAGTTATCAAATCCCCAGAGCTACACCCAACAAAAGTATTGAACCCACCAGAAGTTGCAGAGTATCCAGCAAATGCTCCTATAAATGCGTTACTTCGACTGGTGTTTGAATAACCCGCCTGAAAACCAACTGCAGTGCTGTCTTGTGTTGTGGTGTTGGAGTAAAGAGCCTGATAACCAACAGCCGTGTTTTGTGGTCCTGTGGTGTTGGAGTAAAGAGCAGCAGCGCCTAGCGCCACATTGTTTGCGCCAGTTGTGTTTGTGTATAAAGCAATAGAACCCAACGCAGTATTTGCAGCCCCCGTTGTAGTTGCAACACCTGCTGCGTATCCAATAAAAGTTTGGTTTGAAACCGTGCTTACCAAACCAGCTTGATAACCAATTGCAGTATTTGTTGCTCCAGTACTATTTCCCGCCAAAGCACTAGCACCAACAGCGGTGTTTGTAGCTACTGAGCCAGCGCCTTTGCCGACTCGTAAACCAGCAATGGTTGCATCATCGGTAGTAATCAGCTTCTTACCAGAGCCAACATTAAGACCAACAGATGTGCCTGTGCCATCAGCCTTGAAGATACCGTCAAGCGTATCAAGGTTGGTGTTTAGTTTGCCACCCCACGAATCGGTTGACGCACCGACCTCTGGTTTGGTAAGCGATAAATTGCTCGTTGTGGTATCTGCCATTTTTTACCTCGTTGCGGCGATCTGCCATGATTTACTATTTGCAGAGATAGCTGTCCAAGTTTCAGGAGTGTCTGACTCGTCAGTCCATGTAACGCTTGAATCACCTATCGCTGTCCAATCCTCAGATGTGTCTTGCTGTGCAGTCCATGTCTCAGGTGTATCGCTCTCATTTTCCCATTTTTTGACACCGTTGATGACAACAGTTGAAGAGTCAACAAATGCAAATGAACCAGACTGAACTCTAGCGCCATCAATGACAACAGAACTTGATGCCTCAATCGTGACAGCCTGATTCACAATCACCTGCGAACCAACAACCATCGTCATTGCATCAAGAATTGACATCTGTGCCAATGCAACGCGAATGCCATTGATAACGACTGTGCTTGCATCAGTAGAAGCAAAAGCGCCAATGGCATAACGCACGCCATTGACAGCAACTGTGCTTGTGTCGCTGATTGCTGCTGCACCTATCGCATAGCGCAGACCAGCGATAGAGACAGAACTAGATGATGAGATAGCAGCAGCGCCATCAGCCAAACGCTGACCAGCAATAGCAACAGAACTGCTAGATGAGACAGAGAAAGCGCCAGACTTGACAACATTGGCTGCAACAGCAACTGTGCTGGCGCTAGAAACGGCAAACGCGCCTATGCAGACGCGCTTTGCATTGATGGCTACGGTGCTGGCAGAAGATACGGCAAAAGCCCCGAGGCTTACCCCGTAGGAGTAATTGCCCCCGCCGTAATAGCCAGAGCCGTATGCAGCCATGATTAGGTCAGGGTGACTGTCAGGCTACCAGCAGGAATGCGGAACACATCGCCATCATTGATGGTGCGTGATGTACTCAAAGCAGCCCAAGCAAGCATATTGCCTGAAGTGGAAGCATCAAAGATGGCTGCATGGGTGATAGTTCCCCAATTGCCACCAGAGGCAGCAGCAAACTCAATTGCAGCCGCATTGGTTGCCGTGGTGTCAGTACCAGACACGCTGATCGTGCCAGTAGCTACACGCGCATAAGCGTTGCCTGAAACCTCAGTACCGCCACCTGTGTCAGATGGTGCAGCCGTAAACAGTCCAACATACCAAGCTGTCGGACGGGTTGCAGAGTTGGTTGTCAGCAACCAATTCAGCAGCAGGTTTTCGGTGTAATTGCTAAAAGATGACATATCTTTCCTTTATCCTAAAGTTCTCGCTCTCGCAACCAAAGCCCCGCCTGAAGTAGAGCCACGATCATCAGCAGTTTGCAGGTCTTGCAACGCTGTCAAATACATTTGCGACCATGTACCAATTCTCGCATCATCCTTGAGATATGGAGCAGCTTGCATCAAAGCACCATAAAGATAGATGTCAGGTGCAGCGGTCAAAAGCCAGTTTGTCGTGTTGCTGTCAGACAACTTACTCAGCTTCGCGTAGTAAACCAGCTCTGCCGTGTAAGAAGAATCAGCAATCGGAACAGTCCTAATCTGACCACCAACAATCGAGAAGAACTGAGGCTTGCCAGAAGATGTGTAGCGAGTGCTTAAATTGTCCAGAGAGTCAATCGTCTCAAAGCCAACTGGTGTGATTGGATTGGTTTGCAACTTCAGAGAACGAGCCTCAAGGAAGTCGGCAGGTACAGCACTATATTCAGAATCAATGGTTGCGGTAGCCCTGACAATCATCTGACGGGTACGCAGTCGGCGCTCGACCTGCGCTTCAGCCAATGAAATAAAGTCAGGCACAGCAGAAGTCAGGTCTGAACGATTCAGCCAATCTGCTACCGATGTCTTTAATTCCGAATATGTGCTGAGTGCCATCAACTTGCCTCTTTAGCTTTCTCCAAGTCACGCATCACCCAAGTGTGATCGTGCTTGAATTCAAAAGTGCCAATATGACCGATCTCTTTCGAGAGGTCATGGTCTATGTAGATTTTAAAGCCAGCAGCACGCGCTTTGCGACAGAAGAAAACATCCTCACCAATATAGCCACGCTTATCGGTGCGCCAAGGTGTCTCGAACCAAGGTTCGCTCAAAGACTCAAATACCTTGCGTGAGATAAGCATGACACCCATGCCAATAGACTGCACTTCTTCCAAGCCAGTTGACTCAGGCATCGAGTAGACCAGCTCAGAGTCCATGCCCCTAGCAGTTGGACCTGTCGGCATACGCCTACGCGCACAATTGGTTGCCACGATGTCCTCGTTGTGAGCCAACAAACGACCAATCATGTCCTGCGGGAATGTCATGTCCGAATCGACAAACAGCACATGGGTGCAGTTTTCACGCATTGCTTCAAGGCACAAGTCAGCACGCTGGTTCTGAATCAATGTCCCCTGATTGATCTTCAAGGCAACAGCATCCATCGTGTTGATCGTGTGGTACGCCACCATGTTTACCAAGCAAAAGGTGTAGTTAGCGTGAACCATGTCACGCGCTGGCGTACAGACCGCGATGTAGTTGATGTTTTCTTCGCTCATACTTCGCCCGATCTTGTTCTGAAATACTTGTTGTCGGGGTCATTGAGCCAACGCTTCATGTAGGCTTCATCGTCCAGTTTGCCTTCTCTTTTCAATTGGAAATAGATAGACATTGGAATGCTGGCAACGCGAGTCCATTCACCCCATCGAGCGTTTTCGTCAATCTGGGCGTACTCTTGTTTGTTCTCTTCAATGATCTTTGAGACATCTTGACGAGTCTCAATGGTCGCTTTATCTGTGTCGGCATCGTAGTGCCAAATTCTTGTGATGCCTAGAGCATCATCTTTATCAAATAGTTTCTTTTCAGTCATGTAAAAAAGGGGAGAGATTTCTCTCTCCCCTCTCCTTGGTTTGATTAAGAAGTAATCAAGTCAGCTGCAATGCCATGAGCATTTTCAGCCAACACTTTGTGACCCCACTCAACGATCAGCAAACGCTTCTCAGCGTCACCTGTCTTAGCCAACTCGATTTGTTGGTAAGGACGCAGAGTCATCAACTTTGCGTAATCTGGGTCGATCACGAAAGCATCACGCTCACGCTGGAAGCGGTTAGGCACGACCTGCACATTTCCGAAGTCTGAAACATAGACATCAGCAGCGCCAATAATGGTTGCAGGACGAGCGCCACCGTCAATGTTGAAGCGTGAAGAAGCGATGCCAGAGAAGCCAGACACGCGCTGCTTGTTGACAGGACCAGTCATCAAGATTTTGGGAGTACCGCCAGCAGTCCAAACTTGTTGAATCACATTCTTCAAGATGGTTTCTGTGAAGGTACGCACATTACCGTCAGTACGGGCGCTGTTAGGCAGAGTTGTGTACGATGGGTTAGCACCGTTGGTCTGCATATCGTAGTTGGTCTTGATGAAGGCTTGCAACGAAGCAGTACCGCGAGCAGTAGTGGTGTTACCAGCAGCAGCCACAGCACCATTCAACATGGTGAATTCTTGGTCACGCTTCAACTCAGCACCGCGCTTGGCGATCTGATAAGCCAATTCGCTACGGCGACCAGCTTTGTTAACCACTTCTTCAGTAGCTGACAAAACGATGGTCTTGCGGCTGATCTGAGCGTAGTTTTGCAAACGCACAGTAGCAGTCACAGCGTCAAACGATGTCACATCATCGCCTTCCAACTGCTTGTTAGCAGCGGCAGCAGCCAATGTGTCAGTTTGCCACTCGTACAAAGAGTTGCTGATAGTCTCGCGACCGATGTTGCTCATGTAAGGAGTTTCTTCGGGAGCGATGTTTGTGATGACATTTGACAGGTCTTCACGGATGCCTTTGGCATCAAAGGTGGTAAAGGTGTTAGTTACGATAGCCATTTAAGTGCCTCATTTCAAAAGAAGTGCAATTGCGGAAGCCGCGTCATCAACGCGACCAGTTTTTGCAAGACGCTGTTTTGCGCGGGTAGCTTCACTTGTTGGAGAGACACGACCTGCTGCACTAGGCTTGGCTGGTCGAGGACCATTGTTCACAACTGGTTTGATCTGTCCACGCTTGGACATCATCTGGTCGTACAACGCTGCTTTACGCAGAGTCAAAACGGCACGATGGTCAAACACATTCTTGAGTTCTTCTTCTGAGTAACCGACCTTTTGACCGAACTCAATCAACATGGCTTTTTCTGCTTTAGCCTTCTTGGAATCTTTCCATTCAGGTATCGCAGCGACTAATGCCTCTTGCTCTTGAGCAAGTTTGGCTTTCATCTCTTCCATGCGTTGTTGCTGTGTCAATTGAGAAAGTCGCTGCTGTTCAGACTGAATGGCTGCGAGTTTTTCTTGCTTGTCACGCAACAACTCTCGCTGACGAACCCACTCGATAGGGTCTTCATGATAAAGACGCTCCAAATCGACTTGTGGCTCGGCAGCAGACTCTAGTTGCTGTTGCAATGCTCCCAACAATTGAGCGTACTGTTCACGCTCGGCACGAATAGCAGCAGCTTCAGCTTCAACCTGTTTACGGGTTTCAGCGATCTGTTGCGTCTTTCGTGTGTAGTCCTGAGTCCTTGAATAACCCTTCTGAAGTTCGTCCAGCGTCACCTCAATCTCTTTACCGTCAACCTTGACGGTGTAGACCTGTGGCTGTTCTTCCTCATCAGATTCTTCATCTTCTTCAGACTGTTCCTCATTGGTTTCATCATTAGACTCTTCGTCTTGCGTTTCTAATGATTCTTCCTCTGAAGCCGCAACTTCTGGCTCATCGCCATCAGTTAACTGCGTCTCTTCCTCTGCTGGCTGTTCTCCATCAATAGGCAGCAACATTTGGTCGAGAACACCGACTGCATCAGTCAATGTCATTGGTCCTGCTTGGACGCTTCCCGAAGGATTGGCGATATTTCCTGACATTTCCAAGATTCCTTATTGTGATTTCTGAGCGCGGTCAATGTTTCTTTGAGCCACTTTGCCGTTGTCCATGATCTTGTTGATCTGTAAACGAAACTGCTCAATGGCTTGAACCATATGCCACGCACTCTCTCTTTTCACGCTGTCCTCTGGCTTCGTACTCTTCCAAAGCCAAACGGCATCGTTCTCCATTTGCAGCAAAGCTGCTGAGAAGGCTTCGTCCTGTATCAGACTCTCAGCCTTCTTCCCTTTTCTTACGGCTTCTTCATTACTCACTTAATAGACCATTCCTTGTGGGTTGATGGGTGGCTGTGCCGCTTGAACCGCTTGCATCACTTGCGCTTGCAACTGCCCTTGCTGCTTCACAGCCTCTCTGTCCACAGCTTGCATCGCCACAATCTGTGCCGAGTCAATCTGTGTTTGATACTTTAACTCAAGCTCGTACTTCTTGAGTAAGTAGTCCTGATTCAATTGATCTCTACGATAGTCGTCATCCCGAATCATCTTCTCGCGCTGCAACTCCAGTTCAGCAGCCTTCTTCTGAATGTCAGCCTTGATCGACTCAGCCTGAACCTGCGCCAGCACTTCTTCAGGTGTTGGCTTTGGCTGGCTCTGTGGTGGCTTCCAATCGTCAGGAATGTCGCTGAAGTAAGCCGAAGCGTCCTTCATGCCTGACAGCTCAACGACCTTACGCAATGTACGCACATACTGTTGTGCAGAAACAACAGGATTCGTTAAACCGTATTGGTTCAAGATAGCTTCTTGCTTGGCAGCGATCTGCGTCAAGGTCGCAATCTTCTCGTTCACATCACCATTGCCCAAGGCAATATTGACCGTGACATCCATCGAGTTGTCCCAAGCGCGGGGGTCGATCTGCACCCACTCGTTACGCAGACGAATCATGCGAGGCTTGTCCTGATGGGTCGTGACCAAAAACAGGATGGTCTTAAACAACTGCTTCATGCCTTCAGCCATCAGACGGGCTGTCAGCTCAATGCGACCTTGAGACGCAGAGATCGTGGCGTTCACAGCCGCTTTGGTAGCCGACTGCAAAGCGTCAGCATTCAAGCCCATAGCCGCCTTGCTCATGCCTGTACGGTCTTCCTTGATCTGGTCGATGTAGTCCAAAACAGGGAATGCAGCTTGACCAACAAAAGGCGTGGTCAAAGGCTGAACCATGCCAGCAGAACGAGCGCGAATAACAGCGCCTGTCTCGTTGTTCAGCACATCGTCAATATTGACCTGACCCTCAACAATGACAGTACGGGGGTGAATCGACTGAGCCAAAGAGTCCAAGGTGTTACGAAGCACCTCTGACTTGATCTCTTGCAAGTCGCGTGTGATGTCAAAGATCGAATTCGCCTCAAGTGGCGATGTGTGAGGCTCTGGGTCGCATGGGAACTCAATAAACGGGAGGTACGAAGCTGGCAGGTTGCGAACCATCTTGTAGCCAGAACCCATGAAGCACATCTTGCGAAGCTCGGCAATCCCGTCACCGTCATAGTCAACTTTGGCGTAACCCTCAACATACAGCACGCGCTGCATCATTGGGTTGGCGCTCTCTGTGGGGAATTGCTGGTTGTTCAAAGGCTGACGCGCCAAAGCCTCTTCGCTGTCGTTGAGGTCGGATGAGCCAACATATTCCATGACTTCGTCTTGGTCGTAGCCCATCTCGACCAGCTCCCACACATAAGCCATCTTGCGATGACCAATGAACGGGGAGTCTTGGAAAGACATTGCCTGACGAGACAGCAACAGCTCTTCAGGTGGCAAGCAAGCCACATGAATACGCTTGTCAGTAATCACTCGCTTGATCTGCACATCGTGCAGCATAGGTTGCGGCATCTGCACCATCTGACCCGTCATTGGGTCAATCATTGGCTGCATCTGCATTGCGTCTTCGTCAGGGTAGGACACGACAATCTTTGTCTCTGCCTCTGGCTCTTGCATCAGAATCTGCAAGGTCTGGTCATCCAGACCTGAATATTCCTCAATGCGGACAGACTCGGTTTCTTCAACCCACGCCTTCATAATCCCGCACTTACGCACCAGCGCGTCCTTGAAGGTCGCGTAAGAGATCATGAAACCGTTGTTGTCGTTCTGGAACACATAGTTACAGTAGTCGGTAGCTTGCTGCGCTCCCTTGACATCTTCAGGTCCGCGAGGAACGAACTCGACAACATTCTCAGAACTGAAGAACATACGCATCAGGCTTGGCAGCATAGCTGACACCGTGTCGCGCACTTCCATCGCCACGACCTGCGAACGACCTTCTTCCTCATTGCCGAACGGGTCGCCGCGGTAGTACTCAGTACCACGAGCTCGGATAGGTGACAGGTCTGAGTCAATGTATGACACAGCGTCTGTGATCTCTTGACCCATCATCGCCTCAAGCTCGGTGTCATCCATCTTGGCTGGCGCGTTCTCTTCGCTCTCAGGGTCAGCCGCCTCAAGTTGATCTTCAAGCGCGTCTTCAATCTTCTCTAATAAAGGATTCATTTTTTGCCCTTTTGCAGAATCACAAACATTGAGTCCACCGCCCTCGGTGTTCTCAAAACCTCATCTTGTGGCAATTTTAGGCTTTCCCCGAACTTTGAGAGACGAAATTCCATGTGCTGCAAGAAAAACCGATCTTCCCAACCCAGATACCAATGCCAACTCGTGTAATACGCCCACGAATTCTCGTTAAACGCACGCACATGGGTAGGGTCTTGCCACGCCCCAAGGCTCAAGTCATAAGGCACATGGATGTGCATCTCACCATCATCAGCCAGCAAGTCCTTGCAATTGGTCATCGCCTTGACCAAATCAGGAATATGCTCAAGCACATCGTTTGCAAGAATCTTGCTGAACATCCCGCGCTTGACAGGGAACTCGCCCAAACGGGTAACTAGAACCCCGTCCCAATACACATTCTGGATGTCAAGACACCAATCAGACTTGACCCTGCGCTCGATGTCTGCATTGATGCAGTCTTCGCGCCAATCACGACCACAACCCAAATTAAGAACCAAAGAAGTCTGCGACATATTCAGGACGGTTAGCCTCTATCCAAGGTCTAGCTTGTGCGTTCAATGCCTCAACATCAGACCCAACTGTCTGCGACCCGACATGATGCACATAGCTAGAAGAAACAAAATGACAGTACCCAAGACGGTTCATGTCAAAGCAGGACACATCGTCCGAGTACCAGTTCAAAGGTCCAAACCGACCATGCTTCCAAGCATCACGCGAGATGTAAGCAAAGATCGGGGCAATCACACCAGCCTCACGAATGAACGACTCTGACTTGAACCGATTCATATAAAGTGGGTCGCCATCAGGGTTAAACCTAATATTCTGAGCAGCACGCACAGAATCGCTACGCGCTGCCACCCAACCGACTTGCGGCACAAGCTCTCGAATAATCTCGACATCCTCAAGCAAACGCTGGTAGCTGGTCGGCGTTAAGACAACATCGTCATTGCAGACGATGCAGCCCTGCGCGTACTTCAGCGCGTCATCTATGACTTCGTTGTAATCATCGCCAAAGTTACGCGCCTCGCCAAAGATCAGTCGGCAGTTCTCATACCCACCGATCACCTTCTCAGGACCGCGAAGATAAATAAACGCCTCTGGAGCGTATTGCTTGATTGACTCCAGCAGTACAGGCAACCCCTTGCCGTGTACTGTGGATATGCAGATAGGTATCACTTTTTCTTTGGCTTCTTGGCTGTCTTTGCAGCAGCCTTAAAGTCAGCAGCAGAAGGCGCTGCCTTGCTGCCGACCTTGTTCATCTTCTCACCAGAGCCAGCCGCGATGCGCTTTTGCTTGGCGTGGATATTTGCGTATAGACCTTGTTTCATCAGTCCATCTCCCCTGCGCTCTCGCTGTCGCTGCTGCCTTCGTTCTCGCCACGATCAGGTCCGCCCACGACCCAAGCATCGCAGGTTCTATTAGCCGCGCACTTGAAGTCAAAAATCTCGCAATATCCAAGATCAGCCAGCTTGATCGCGCCCCAAGGGTCAGCCTCGTTGCCGATGCCTTCTGCGATGCAGTTACGCATCTCATCGGACACGACAAACACAGCGCAGTTGCCGCAACGAGACTTCTTGGCATCCTCAATAGACACATCCCAAGTGTCAGCCTTCTTCTTCCAGAAAGCCGTGTTAGGCAGGTTGGGGTTCTCAGGACCATAAGCCGCAGCCGTGATCGCCTTGGCTCGGTTTTTCAGATTTACCGTGATGTCTTGCGTAGCAATAGGGCAGCTTGATGAGTCCTCTTCGGACATCATCTGACGCATTGCGCCTTCGTATTGGTTAGAGGTAGCCATTACTTATTCCTAAAGTAAAAAAAACGAAAGCCAAAAAAATACACATAAAACCCAAAATTGTTTTTCCAACGCAAATGGATATTTATAGGTGTGCCGCCTTCATTTATTGATAGGCAGTCTTTTTTGAAATATGTAATTGGAGTCATTTTTTCTTTTTAGGTTTGACACCAGCCTCAGACAAGGCAATCGCCAAGCCTTGAGACTTGCTCTTGACAACTGGACCGCCCTTGCCTGAGTGCAGCTTTCCAGCCTTGAACTCGTTATAGACCTTCGAGATTTTCTTCTCGGTCTTGGACTTCTTCATCATGGCTTACCCCTTCAAAGTAAATTGACAGAACAGATTATGCAACCCGCGACAGGTTTCTACGCAAAGGCTGCGACCACTTGTTTGATACAGCCGAGCCGAACATCCCAATCGTGGCATCACTCGCAAAGGTCAGAACGAACGAGTCTGCCTTGTCAGGTGACTTCAAGCCGCGCTTGCGAATATCGTCCTTGCTCTCAATCTGAATCTTGCCGTTGCTGGTAAAGAAGTAACGCACAGTCGCAAGCTCTGCCACCAGCTCCTCATCATTTGGAATGATGCAGTCACGCGCCTCAAACCACGCCTTGCACTTGTACCAAAGCTCGGCACGCAGGTTCTTATAAGTAGTTCCCATCGCAGGACTCTCACTCACATTGATGCCGCGAACAGGCAAGCCCAACTCACGCAACCGATCAACCACGCCAGCACCAAGACCAATCGAGTCCACCAATATCTCATGCGGTCTTTGACTTGGGGCTAACGCCTCCCACTCAGCCACCACCGCACCCGTCAACTGCATCAAGTCCAAGTTCTTCCACACCTTGATCGGCTCAACCAAGCCGTTTCCCTGACGCTTGGCAAGAGTAGACCTGTCTCCGCCAAAGCGCGCCACATCGACTCCCCAAATCAATTTAGCCGACTTGCTGACCTCGACATCACGGTGCTTTGCCAGCTCGAGCAGCTCCATCGGGATGATCGTGTCATCGTCACTTCTCGGAAACTCGCCAAGGACGCGAATGCGATAAGCGTTCGACTCCTCGCCGTAACGAGCCTTCATTTCCTCGACATACGCTTCGCTGACTCGTGGGGAGTCAACGCAAGACACCTTCATCGTCACCCAATCATTCGCAAGACGGTTCTGCGTGTCATAGAAGAACCCGCTAGACCTCACAGGGTTTCCGAGCAGCAGGGTCACGGCAGAGTGACCAGACATCGAGCCAGCCGCTGCCTCGAACACCTGTTCAGGGATACCAGAAGCCTCATCAGCCACCAGCATCACATTGTCTGAGTGCACGCCCTGCAAGGCTTCAGGCTGTTCGGCTCGGCTCGTCCTTGCGGATACGAAGGCTTCGGTCGCAGCTTCCTTGACCTCAATGCGGTCTTGCTTGACCTCGAGCATATCCCTGAGAGTAGGTGGCAGCTCCTTCACCCAACGCTTCAACTCAGCAAACAAAGCGTCATACAACTGGCTTGAGGTGGGCGCTGTCACAACGACCTTGACGGGGTAGCGTAAAAGTAAATACCAAATGATCGCCCATGACGCTGCCGTGGACTTGCCGACACCGTGACCAGACCTTACGCTGATACGCCTGTTGCCAGCCGCGATGTGATTCAGGAAGGTGCATTGCCACTCATCAGGGCTGGTGTTCAAGACTTCCTTCACAAACAGCACAGGATGATTCTTGTAGCGCGTCACAAACTGCACAAACGGGTTAGCCGCTAACTCATTGAGCTTCTTCTGGTGCGCGTTGTCCAGCCTCTCCTGAACTTCAGGATGCAGCTTGATCTTCTTGTCAGTTGATTCTGTTGTCATGCAGGTATTGTTTCAGATTTTTCTTCAAAATTTTTTCTTGGGGCTGTGGGGAGTGTGGTGGGGGCAGGTGGGGGGGGTGCACCTTGCAAGTCGCCTGTGTTTGAAGAACTGGTGGCGGATATTTGTGGGGCTGTCATTGTCAGCCCGCCCCGCCCCGAAACGCTGACGGGGGGGTCGAGGCGCAAAACGAGTACCGAAGCACTCACCGATTTGATACAACATTCATTATGTTAAGTTTCATCGCGGTTATCCACAGGTCATACAGGCTTTTCGTTGTTTGCACGCAACACTTGCCATGCGTCTGTGGATAACCTGAACAAGTTACGCCTTGTCATCTGTGGATACTTGCTCCACGACCTCGATATGGCGAAGCGCGTCCAGCCTCATGCCAGACAGATTCACTTGCACGCTTGGCTGCTTGCTCTGCGCGTAGGCTTGCGGATTCCAGCGTTCAGCGACCCATTGGCGCGTTTGCACGCGCAGACGGGCTTTGTTGACCTCCTCAATGTCGGTTTCATCAGCGATCTCAATCGTCTCTGCCACGAGGTGATCGGCGGCCTTCGCACGCGCGCGATATAGGAAGCCCTCTTGCTCTGGGCGTTCTAACCACGCATGAAGCGCCTTTTTGCCGATTCCAAGCTGGTAGCAAATCTTTGCTTCGCTAGCTCCAGCCTCAAACAAAGCCTGAATCTGCTCCTTTGGCAGCGAGTCCAGTAACGCCATGTCTGCGTGTTTCTTTTTTTGTCCAGCCATTTAAACGCTCTCCAATCAATTTTTATACAAAGGTGATCTATTGGCATTAACCGTCAATTAAAACGCCTCTAACGCACGATTTGATGCCTTCTTGGGCATTTTAGAAGTGTCAAACACCTTCTTCATCGGTTCACCTTCCAATTCATCCGATTTCATGTCATCGAGTCCTGTCTCGCCAGCATGGGGAAACTTCACAGGGTCTTTGTCGAGTCTGACGAGGTTTGCAGTTGGGTGCAAGGCTTTGATTTTCATGGTTTCCTTGATGACGGGTGACTCCATGATGACCTCAAGCTCCTGCATCGTCCAGATGTGACGGTTCAAGACATCGGGTCTGAACTGCTGATACAGCTCTGCATCGTGCTGCGTCTCGACAACGACCATGACCGACCCGTCTTGCATCTGCAACTCGCAAGCCTTGATCTCTGGCACAGGCTGAACGCCGTGTGCCTCAGCCCAACGGTCTAACGCTGCGTAGGCATTCTTCATCCCTTGGATTGCTTTCTCGAACCTGACCTCATCTCGCTTGACCTGTGCATCGAAGATTCGTTCCGACTGTTTCCAGAACTTGATTCGGAGCTCGGAATCCACCAACTCGATGACTCGGTTAATACCCCACCGTTTCTCGTGGTTATTCTTCACGACCTTGAGGTCAATCAACCCTGATCGCATGACTGCCTCAAACGGGTCAATCGGGAAACTTGGTTGCTCGATCTTTTTCAACGCTTTACTCAGTTTCTTTTGCATTTTTACTTCCTTACAGTTTTCTTACAAAATAGGTCACTTTTCATGGTCACATGGTCCACATATGGGTGCGGTATATAGACCCGCACCCCATATGTAGACCTGTTTGTGGTCTACACATGATGTCCACATATGTAGACCATATGTAGACCATATGTAGACCTTATTTGATTGGAATGACCTTTCCAAACTCACTATCTTTTTGCTCGTTGTCATCAAAAACAGCCCAACACCAATCGCCATGAAGCTCAACTTTTTTGGCGTTAAGCAGTTGCGTCTTGACCCGCCACCATAGCTTTTTGAGTGTTTCGGCATCTGTGTCATTGCCTACTATTGACTTAAATTCCAAGCGCCATTGCTCTATCTTGATGCACTTGTTGCGCTTGCCATCGACCTGTTCCATTGAGCCAAACTTCTTAATTGCAGCGTGCAAAGCCTTAAGCGCAAGCTGATTGTTTTGCCCTAAACCTGCTCGTTTTGGTTGTTCTCTTGGACCGCCGCGGGACTGATTGACATCCATTTCACCGTCCAATTCCAGCGCCAAACTGGTCACAGATTCAAAGCCTAGAGCACTAGTTCCAATGTCCACGGTGACCATTTGGAAGCCCATGCGCTGCCCGTCTTCCCCGTCCTTTTGCTTGCTGATGTGCAGGATTCCCTTGGGCGCGTCCTCAATTCTTATGATCTCTAGCTCTGTGTCCACAGCGCCTAGCAAGCTGCTGTGACCTCGTAGACCCTTCGTTGCGTCCTTACCTGCGTGGTGAACTACTAAGAGCGCCGAGTCGTACCGCTGCTGGATTGCACCTGCTGCCGTGATGAATGCTCCCATGTCCTCTGACGCGTTCTCATTGCCACCGCCAAAGGCTCTGGCTAATGTGTCGATCACGATTAGCTGGAACTGGATGCCTTGAATGGCTTGCAGCTCGTCAATGGCTTGTGCCAAGTCTTGTATGTCCTGCTGGCTTGATCTCAGGTTGACTTGCCTTCTGAGGAAATAGACAGGCGCTCCTTGTGGCGTGTCGTGGTGCAGTTTTAGTGCCTTAATACGCGCCCCGATACCGCCGTGACCTTCACCTGCGATATACAGGACCGCGCCTTGCTGCTTGACTTCCTTGCCTAAGAATGGTCTGGTCGTGGCGATGCACTCTGCAATGTCTAGGGCTACAAATGACTTGAAGCTGGCAGGTGGCGCGTAAAGGGCTACAAATGCTTTCTTAGGGATAACGCCTTCGATGAGCCAATCGACAGGCTCGTCCTTGATGTCATCCCACGCTTCGATCTGGAAGCCTTGCCTGATTGGTTTGAGTTCTTCCTGTGGCTCTGTTGCTTTTTCTTCCACTTCCTTGAATCGTGCAGGAATCGTGACCTCATCTTCTGTTGTCACTTTGACTGCGTACTGCTTCACCAAGTCTTGCAGCTTGTTCTTTGTGCCGCCGTACTTATGGACATACTCGTAAGCGTCTTCCTTGTGCTCGAGTTCAAGGTCCAGAGTCCTGATCGACTTGGCAATGGTCTTGATCGCTTTGGTGGCTTTCTTGGCGTACTCCCAACCCACCTTATCGCAGTCAGGGACGATGACGATGTTGAGGTTCACGAAGTACTGGATGGCATCCTCTGGGAAGCTGCCAGCACCTGCGTGCGTGGTTGTGGCTGTCATGCCTATTGACGAGAGCGCGTCCGCTGCCTTCTCGCCTTCCGTGAGGAATACGACTTTGTTCAGCTCTCTGGCTTCTTCTAAGGCTGGCAGGTTGTACGGGACGATGTTCGCGCCGAGCATCGTGGCGTGTCTCTTGCCTTGATCGTCCACTTTTAGGAGTTTGTAAGTCTTGCCCTTGTGGTCATTGGTCTTGTAACGCTGCTTGATGAACTGCGTCACACCGTCCTCGTCCGTGTAGTGCCACTCCTGCTCTAAGGTTGTCTGGATTGGCTTCAGGCTGCTCAGAGGTTCAGGTCTAGGCTCAAGGTCGGGTAAGAGTCCAAAGTTCTTTATGGCTTCAAAGACATCGTGCTGCTCACACCCACCATGGCATTTGAATAAAGGCTTACCGTCCTCACCGTCACTAATGCTGAGACTAGGGTTCTTGTCACCGTTGCCTTGCCCGTGTGTGGGTAATGGGCAACTGGCTAACCAGCCCTGCCCTGTTCTCTTTGCGTTGCCAAGCGCCTTTGCTATTTGTTCGGCTTGCATTTATTTAAGCACCTCATAAGCGTTGTAGTTCAACTGACGAGAACCCCACGAGTCGATCACATCGCCAGTTAAGAAAACGCTGTGGTCATATTTGGCTGGACCCCAACCCTTTTGAGTTACGCCAATACTTGTGACGCGCAGTCGTTTTCCATTACCGTCACCGCTGGTGATGAGAACCATGTCACCGACCTTCACGCCTTTGTCATTCGTTATTGGTGTTGACTCGCAATTGATAGCTTCTTCCTGTGTTTCGTAAATGCGTTTGCATAACTCACATTGGTATCTGTTCAATACTTTCATGTTCTTGTCCTTCTTCTAATTCCTGCAATCGCTGCTCCAATTCGTAGACCCTTTGAGCCAACGCAATCAGCAGCAGCGTCCAAAATTCTTGTGTGTTTTCCATAGAGGAAAAAAAAGCGGGACAGCATGATGCTGCCCCGCCTTCTCTCGCTGTTACTGAGGTGGCTGATCTTTTGGCTCGTCCTTGGTGACGAACTCATAAATAGATTCAGCGATTGCTTTAACAGCCTCTAGTGATGTGCCTTGAGGCACAGAGCGCAAAGCTAATGCGATAGCTTCAAAACGAATTTGCATTGTGTTCATGTTTGTGATTCCTTAAAACATTTCGTCATCATCAACAGCTTTTGCAGCGGCTGTCTTTGGTGCTGCGGCTTGCTTCATGCCACCGAACTCACCAGAAGATGTATAGCTAGGCTCTTCTTCGGCATCCATGCCAGCGGGACGATCAACCCACGACACCACATTGAAGTTAGGGATGCGTGTTGAGCCTTTGCCGATCTTCTCCAGCTTGCTGCCTGTGTACTCAATGACAGGCAACTTGCCAGCGTTTGCTTCACGCTGCGCGGCTGCTGCGTTGTAGAGGGCTTCTAAGCCCATGTTAGGACCTGTGCCGTTGGATGACCATTCAACAGTTCCAAGTTCCTTGTTGTAGAACTTCACCATGAAGCCACGCTTGTGGTCGGGTGAAGGCTGCGGTCCTTTCTTGCCTAAGCCTGCGTCTGGTTGCCAATCACGCACACCTTCACCGAGGTGCAGCCAACCTGTTTGCACATTGTCAATGTCAAACACAACCTTCTTGAGTTGGATTTCTTCTTTTGCGTTATTGAGCCAAGCGTTTGCAGATGGCATAAAGCGGATGTAGTTTCCTGAACCGCCAGAGGATGATAGATTAAGCATTTGAGCCTTTCGAGTTTAAGAATGCCACGATGTGTGACGGGGGTTGTGATTATTGACCAAGCCCAACTGCTCGTGCAAGCGTTAAGCCAGAAGATTTTTTCTCTGTGATGTCATCTAACAACACTTTGTCTTCTTTTGACAACAGCTTACTTGCTTCTGACGGTGAGATTAGTTCTATTGTGTACAGCTTAGATTTTTCTATGCCAGCTTGCATCAAGACTTCAACTGCCTTGTTCTCGTCTTTCCATTTACGCTGTGCGCGTTTAGGTTGCATCTGCCAGCCTGTGATGACTGAGCCTGATTCAATCTTCTGCGTGGCGTATTCGCGCAATGCTTTGATGTAGTCTTCGACTGCTGTGACCTTAGAGAGCATGATGCCGATCTGCTCGTCTGTCATGTCGTGCATACGCTTGATGTCCTGCGCTGCAACCTCGTTGAAGTCTGCGACATGGGCAGGACAGGTCGCCTTTGCTGGACACCATTGGCACGCCTTCTCTGAAGGTGTTGGCGTTGTCTCGCCTTTGACGATGGCTTTAATCGCTGGCGTGAGATAGGTTACAGCCCACTCGTTTAATTCCTTGTAGGTCAGCTTGTGAGTGCGTGGTTCACCGTGATGCGGCTGAATAATTCTGAGTTCGATATTGCTGAACTCAGTCTTGAGTTGTGCCATCGCGCCGATAGCGTAAATCTTCATCTGATCTGAATCAGCGTCAACAAATCCTCTGCCTGTCTTCAAGTCAGCAATGACCAAAGTGTCCTTGTCGAATGAATACGCAATCACATCTGCTGTGCCGCCTAGTGTGACTTCTTTGCCTTTGTACGCCGTGACGAATTGCTCGACCTTCAGAGTTCCCATGTCCAACTCAAGCTGCCTGATGTGGTCAACATGAGCGTAAGCAAAGCGTGCGTTTTCCTCTGTGATCGTGATGCCTTCCACGACCTTGCCGATGTACTCGTCAGGTGATGTGCCTGTGAGGTAGCAGGTTTCAGCGACTGCGTGAATCGCTGTACCGATCTGCGCGGCTTCGCCTGATGGTGTGTTTGGGATGCCTTCCGACAGCTTGACAGATGCAGGACAGGCAATCCAGCGTGATGATGATGATGGTCTGAGTTTTATCATTTGTAATCCCAACAGAGTAGTGCTTCCCAATATTTTGTGTTTTCTTTTACGGTTAAAGAATTCTTCAAAGCACCGAATTGTTCAGCGTAATCAAGAAACATGAACTGTTGATACATCGCCATTTGGAAGTCACCTGTATCAATGTGAACTTGTCTTCTGTAAGCGCAATATGCGATGTGATACTTGAGAAAAAGCAACTGCGTTATTTTTGATTCCATGCTGCACGCTCCTGTTCGATTTCTTCTGAAAATAGGTTGTAGATTCGTGATCTGACTTGAGGGTCAACTGCCCATCCTAGTGAGTCAGGGTTAAGCATTTCACGCAGTATGTCATTGCGCTGTTTCAATGAATGTCGTGTGCGTTCTAGCTCTGTTGTAAGCCACACGATGTGCTGTCTAAGCACTTCTCTTTCTTCTTCCTTTGCGTCTAGCAATTGTTTCTCCTGTTGTTGTGATTCCTTCATGCACTTGAGCGCATATTCCCGCATCTGCTTGGCTGAATACTTCGCTTCAAATACGCTGCATTTTCTTGGTAGTCGTGCGAATGTCAAAGTGTCTTCGTCCCGTAGTAAGCAATCATGCAAGAATCTGCTCTGCCGCTGTCCTTCACGCGCTTAAATAGATGCTGGTCATCTGGGTGCAGCTCCATCGCACGATGACGAATTGCGTCTTTGCCTTTGCCGCAACCTGTGGCTTTCATCCATGCTTGCGGTGTGATGTAGGTGACGGGAACAGACAACGCTGCAAGACATCCTTCAATGACACCTGCTGCACGCCCGAAGGCGAACATTGATGACACTCCCTGATTGGGCATTGCGCCGACCTTTTCAACGAAGGCGTGCGTAGGGGCAAGCTCCTTGATGATGGCTGCAACGCCTTGCGCTGAGACTTGCTTCTTGGTGCTGCCACCTCTGACAACCTCAACGATAGGCATATCAACAACGCGATCAAGCCTTCCATCGACATAGAGTGCAAACGCACCGAGAGCACCCACATCGCATCCCATAACTCGTTTGACGGGCTGAATCATGGCTGACCGATCTTGTCGATTGACTCGATGCGCTGCGCGATGAGACGGTCTGCTGCGTCCTTGAGGCGATGAATTGATGAGACTAGGGGGGTTACCTTGCCAGCCTTCCAGCGTGATGCCACAGACGGGTCTAGACCCGCCTCACGGCAGACATCAGCCATAGTGAAGCCAGCTAAAGCAGCACGCTCTTGAATCTCTTTGATGTAGTTAGGATTTGTCATGGCTTAAATGTTAAGCCATAATTGATTTGCGTGGCAAGTCAAAAAAAGGGGTGAAGCCCTGTTGCCTCACCCCTATCAAGGCAACCGCTAGCAGGAGAAACCAGCGATTCAGCGGGAGAAACCGAACCCGCCGCAACAATTTTATGAGTTTGTTGTGAAAATAATACACTTAGGGTGTTGACAGGCATGACAAGCATTGTATGATTCACTCATCAACAACCCTAGCTAACAGGAGCAAAGCAAATGAAGATCAACGAAACAACCCGATGCTATCCACGCACCACGGCAGACGCATTCCGAGAGAACTATTACGACATTCAAGCGCGTGAGCGTTGGGAGTGGCTAGAAGGTAGCCAGAACGAATCCTATGCTCAGTTTGAGTTCTGGCTGTACATCACGCTTGCCTTTGCTGCTGGCTTCTTGACCTGCTTGCTGTGGGGTGCGAAATGAGCGAATCCATGCAAAACAAAATAGACGAGGTAGTCCACGAATTCGTCATGCGTGCTGCTGGCAAGGTCGGCATACTCAGACCAGAGGACATCGGACGCATTGCCAGAGAAGCTGCTCAAAAGGGCTGCATGATCGGCTGGTACGAAGGCGTTAAGGCAGAGCGCAAGTTCGCAAAACTCAAAGCAAATGCAGGTGGAAAATGACAACACGACAAGAAGCCATGCGCCTGATAACAGGCTTGGAAGAGTACAAGGCAGAAGGTCCAGACCTAATTGCCAGCGTGATGCGTAAGATGCTTAAGGACTTGGACGCTTACGAGCAAGAGATCGAGTCTCTAAGAGATCGAGTTAAGCAGCTTGAGTTGGAAGTCTTAGGTCTAACCCAATGAGAAAACGCTCTAAGTACAAACCCAAGGGCGTGCGTCTTGACGCAGTTACTTGGGTCATCAATGGGTTCAGGTCAATCAACGAGACGGGTGACGCTGCCCTGCACCTGAAGATCAAGAATCATTCTTCGCTTGACTCATTGCGAACTGGCACAGCCACCAAGGATGACATTGACAACATCATCGCAGCCTTGAATGTGACTGAAGCCTTGTCTCGCATCAACATCGGAGAGGACTACGCGAAAGAGATCAGGGCAGGGCAGGATGCCTTGTTTGAGATAGCCAAGCGTGGCATCAACCGAGACAATAGATTCATTGCCAAAGGACCCGAGCTAATGGCTATCAACGAGGCGTATGAGGTGCATGACGCGCAGCTTGAGGTCTGCACTATCGCGCAGCTTGAGAAGGCTCTGGACATCGTTAACGCTGAGATCAAGGCACGCAAGGCGCGTGTCATCAAATAGGAGACTGACATGGACCACAACTTCTGGTTGATCGTTCTTATTCTTTTCATTGGCGCTGCCATTGCTGGTGTCGCTGTTCTTATGTTTATGGCTGCTTTGAAAGCGTTGGGTGATTGATATGAGCATTGAAGCAATGAAACAGGCGCTTGAGGCGTTAAACAGCTTTCCACATCGACACCTCACGCCCTTTATTGTTGAGGCGCGGAACGACTTACGCAAAGCCATCGCAGAGGCAGAGAAGCAAGAGCCTGTGGCGTGTGGTCACTGCAACGGGTCGGGGCGAATGGTTCGTGACCCAGACATAGGAACAGATCAAGAGTGCTTTGTTTGCGATGGTTCTGGCTTTTATGCCGACACCCACCCACAACCAAAGCGTGAATGGGTTGGGCTGACCCAAAACCAAATCAACAGGCTTTGCGAAATGTCCGAGATTGCCGCTGCTGTGGTCGCTACTGAATTGCTTCTTAAGGAGAAGAACCATGTTTAAG